TTGACAGATTATTAGCTTACAATAATATAGCTCTTAATTTATACTTTATTACTTTACAACCTTTAGAATTTACTGAAATTGACGAAGACGTACAAGATGAGGAAACTATTGAGGAAGAGACAGGAATAAAACAAGAGAGTTTAAGCGACGATCATAGAGAGATGACACCGGAAGAGTCTGAGGATATTTTAGGCTCCTTAAAAGACACCGGAGAGGTTATGAGCGACGAGTATGAGTTAGTAGATGAGCTTGACGAGGATCCAAATATAGATCCGGAAGAGTGGGCTAACTCTTTAATAAAAGAAAAGAAAAGCACACTATCCAAAATTAAAGAATATGTAGGCTTAGTAGGAGCAAGCGAAGACAATGTAGGATCTTTAAGAAACGGATCAGCATTTAGTTATTTAGATTCTAAAAACGGACTATATAAAATACGTTATAAATATGCGATAGGATCTAGAAAACCTATGGAGGACGGAAACAAGTCTAGAGATTTTTGTACTCAAATGATGAAATTAAGCGGTAGAAATATCGTTTGGAGGATTGAGGATATTGACAAGGCTAGTTTTAGAGAGAGAGTAAATGTAGAGTTTAGACATAAAGGCAAACCTTACGATATATTTAAATTTAAAGGCGGTATATATTGTCGCCATAAATGGGTAAGAGTTTTATATAGACTTAAAAAAGGATCCGAAGTAAATGAAAATTTAAAAGATTATACAAAGGCAACTAAAAAAGAGTTTCCTAGTTATATGAAAAACAAAACCCCAAGAGGTACAAAAGAGAGCGTTAAAGCTCCGGAAAATATGAAAAACAGAGGGGCGTACCCAAAATAGAAATTATATGGCAACGGCGTTATTTATTAAGACGGAAGATGTATTAAGAAACTCGATAATGGACGGGAATATCGACGTGGATAAATATATTCAATTTATCAAGCTCGCTCAAGAGATAGATATTCAAAACATTACAGGAACTTCGTTATATAACAAATTCTCGACTTTAATTAGTTCGGGAACAATAGACGACGCAGCAAATGCTAAATATAAAACGTTGTTGAACGAATACGTTGCTCCAATGTTAATTTGGTATAGTCAAGTTGCTATTATTCCTTTCATAGCTTATCAAATAAGACAAGGAGGGATTTTTAAACATACGTCCGAATCGGCCGAAACAGTATCTCGAAATGAGGTAGATTTTTTGGTTGAAAAGGCGAGAACAAATGCGGAATGGTATAAGCGTAGGTTTCAATCTTATATGGATTTTAACCAAAGCAATTTTCCGGAATTTTATAATAACACCAACGACGAAATCAGCCCCTCAAGTGAGGAGACTTTTAATGGTTGGGTATTATGAGATATAAACCGAAAAAAAATAATATAGAGAAATTAAAAACTTTTCTAGAAAAAAAGAATAATAAAAAAATAATTAACAAAAATGGCAAGTCTATTTAATACTAAAATTAGCAATACTTACGTCGGACTCCTTAAAATGTCCGATAATTTAATTTTAAGTAGCTCGTTAAGAGAGATCTCTGACGGCTCGGGAAATGGAGCGGGAGTTTATCTTAATACTAGCGGAGACTTGAAAGCTAGCGGGATCTTAGAATTTGGATCTTTAAAAGATACAGGCGAAAGTATAACCATAACAAAATTTGTAGATGAGGCTGACGGAATAGCAAATAACGATAACGATACTTCTATACCAACGTCCGGAGCAATTATAGATTATGTAGCTGCTAGAATTACTTTAGAGGATCTTGATTTTAGCGGAGACTCCGGAACAACAGGATCAGTAGACTTAGATAGTCAAACTTTCGCTATTGTTGGTACGGCTAACGAAATAGAAACCTCAGCCGGATCTCAACAACTACAAATAGGTTTACCTAGCAACGTAACGATTACTAGCAATTTACAAATTAACGGTCTTTTAAAAGGTAACAATAATATAGTTATTAAAGATACTAGCGACCGTACTATGGCCGCTTTCTATGGTGGAAATAAATCTGAGATTTACTTTAACGACAGTAAAAAATTCGAGACTACCTCAGACGGGGCAACGATAACCGGAGGCTTAACGGCTACGGCAAGCTCAACTTTTACAAGTGCCTCTTTTAGCGGTACTATTACAGGAAATGTTACAGGGGATTTAACAGGAAATGTTACAGGAAACGTAACGGGAAATGTAACCGGTAACGTTACAGGAGACATAACAGGCGTTGGAACTTTATCAGACGGATCTACCGCAGTTACTCAGAGCATAAATGACAACTCAACTAAAATAGCTACAACGGCTTACGTAGATTCCTCAGTAGATTCAGTAGATACATTATCAGAAATATTAGCTATTGGAAATACAACGGGAGCAAATAAAATTGAAGTAGATAACACTAGCTCCGGAGTAGATTTTATAGATAACGCTAAAGCTAGATTTGGTACAGGAAACGACTTAGAAATATATCACGACTCAAGTAATAGTTATATATCAGATCAAGGGACAGGAGAGTTAAAACTTTTGTCTTCTAGCGTTGCGATACAAAGTGCAAGCGGAGGGGAATATATTGCTTATTTTGCGGGTACGGGTGGTCAAACGGCTAGCCTATATGCTGCAAACAATAAAAAGTTTGAAACTAGCTCAACCGGAGTAACTATAACAGGGGTTGCAGTTGCAGACGGATTGGATCTAGGAGACTCTGAAAAAATAAGACTAGGAGCAAGCCAAGACTTAGAAATCTATCACGACGGTACTAATAGTTATATATCTGATGAGGGAACAGGAGCTTTGCTAATACAATCAAACGGAGGAAGTATACAAATAAATAAAGGTCTTACTGAAAATATGGCTGAATTTATAACTGATGGGGCAGTAAATCTTTATTTCGATTCAGCTAAAAAGTTTGAAACTTCAAATACAGGAGTTACAGTTACCGGAGTAGTAACGTCAGACGGCTTAGATATGGGCGACTCTGAGCAAATAAGACTCGGAAACTCTCAAGATTTACTTATATTCCACGACGGCTCGAATAGCCACGTTAAAGATAATGGAACGGGCAGCTTATTTGTTCAAGGCTCAAATATATATATTCAATCAAGCGTAAACAAAACCGCTATACTTTGTCAAGATAGTGCTTCGGTTGATTTGTATTATGATGCAAGTAAGAAATTTGAGACTACAAGCACAGGAGTTAGTGTTACAGGAAATGTCGTTGCAAGTGGAGACGCTACTATAACGGGAGACGCTACAATAACAGGCGGAGACATAACTTTAGGAACTAATGCTATTGCGTCTAATATTAATTCTCGAGGAGACGTTCTTAATATAGTTGTAGACTCAAATAATGATACAGGAGGAACTCCTAATATACAATTTAAAACGGCAACTTCAACTCAATTAACTATAAACTCTACTACCGCTACATTTGCCGGATCAGTAGTAATAGCTAACGACCTTACCGTAAACGGAACGACTACAACAGTAAACACTCAAACTCTAGCAGTAGAGGATCCTTTAATTAGTTTAGCTAAAGATAATTCAGCTAACTCGGTAGATATAGGATTTTACGGCCGATACAACGACGGATCAAATAGATACGCCGGATTATTTTCTGACGCTAGCGATTCTAACAAATGGAAACTATTTAAAAATTTAACAGTTGAGCCAACGACTACGGTAGCTACAAGCGACGCTAGTTTTCAAACAGGCCATTTAGTAGTAGGCGATTTTAATTCAGAGGGTACGGCTAGCTTTACAAGTACGGCTAATTTCTCAGATAATGCTAAGGCTCAATTTGGAAACGCTAATGATTTACAGATTTATCACGACGGTAGTAACTCGTATATTAACGAGGTAGGAACGGGGGTTTTAAGTATACAAAGTGATGGAACAGAAGTACAAATAAATAAAGGCTCTTCTGAGTATATGGCAAGATTTATTACTGATGGAGCAGTAAATTTATATCACAATAACGTAAAACGATTTGAGACGTCCTCAACAGGAGTAGCAGTAACAGGATCTATAACAGTAGGAGACAGTCATACAATAGGAAACGACGGTAGCGATAATTTAGCAATATCAAGCTCAGCTAATGAAAATATAATTTTAGATAGTGCAGATGATATTATTTTAGACGCTGACGGTAGCGATATTATTTTTAAAGATAATGGTACAGAGATTGGTCGTTTAGATTTAGCGGGTGGTTTAGCATTAAAAAGTAGTGTTTCAAATGCAGATTTCTTTATACAAGGAAATGACGGCGG